CTCAAATATTCAAAGATGTTAAAGCATTAGATCCTCAAGTAACTGATGCCACACTTATGGCAAAAGGATATAAAAATTTGCGGGAATTGGATGACGAAGTTTTAATGAAAGTAATAAAAGAATTACTTAAAAGAAGAAAAATAGAAGAGGTTCTTAACCAAAAAGTTGTGGTGCAACCAGGCACAGGATTCATAGATCCTAAACAACAAGCCGCAACAATGAAAAAACTAGCTGATTACAACAAAAAAGTTGCTAGAGTCCAAAAAATCCAAGCAGATAAATTTAAAGGTATAGAATCCGACCCAGATGAAGTCATTGAATTACTAGATGGGTTGGATCAAGAAATTATGGATCTTGGCGTGACTGAGTTTTCTATAAGTCCAAGAGATATTGAAAGAGTTACTGGCAGACCTTTTGCAGAGTCTTTGGATAAATCACCAGAAGAAATATTCTACATGCTAGATGATACAGGTACTCGACAAAAATATGTTGATGTACCTAATAATCCAAGCGACTTAACCAGAGCTTATTTTGATGATATTGTTGATATCGGCACTAAAGACATAGAAATAGCCAATGGTGTGAAAATATTGAAAAAAGCAGTTGCTGCAAAAACAGAAGGATTACCCCAAGGTCCATACTTTAAAGGGGGTAGAGATAGATATACCATATTACCCATGAGAACTAATATATTGAAAGCCTATAAAGAAAATGCTGATGGAGTAAGTATTATCAAAAACCAAGCACTCACTGAAGGTGGTGAGGGTAAAATAGGTGTTATGCAAAATTATAAAGATGCAGCTGAAGAAATTAAAAAAGTTCTAAAAGAATTAGGCGTAGATGAAAAAGGCGTTTTAGAAACAGTAGATATAGGGTCAGTATTTGACGGTACTTACTTAAAATTTACTCCAGAGTTACTTGATGCTATAAGCAAACGTGGTATCAACGCTTTCAAATACGGTGGTGCCGTTGATATAGACGCTATGTTAGCTGAGTTATGAAGCTTGCCCATTTATCAGATCAAGAAATCAAAGAAACTTTAGTTCTGCAAGAACGCCTAGAGACTCTTAACAAACAAGAACAATGTCATAACAGCTTCTTGTTCTACGTGGAACAAATGTGGCCAGAGTTTATTTGTGGCCGCCATCATCAAATATTTGCTGAAAAGCTTGAAGATGTAGCTAATGGCAAAATTAACAGGCTTATTGTCAATATGCCACCAAGGCATACTAAGTCTGAGTTTTGTTCTACTTACTTTCCTGCATGGATTATGGGTAAACAACCCAATCGTAAAATTATGCAAACCACTCACACAGGTGAGCTAGCTGTAAGATTTGGTAGAAAAGTGAGAAACATGATGGATTCTGTTGAATATAAAAGAATCTTTGACAATGTAGAACTGCAAGCCGATTCTAAATCTGCAGGTAGGTGGGAAACCAACAAAGGTGGTGAATATTTTGCAGCAGGTGTCGGTGGTGCAATTACAGGTCGAGGTGCCGATTTATTAATTATTGACGATCCACACTCTGAACAAGATGCCTTGAGTCCAAGTGCACTAGAGTCCTGTTGGGAATGGTACACTTCTGGGCCTAGACAGCGTTTGCAACCAGGTGGTGCCATTATTGTAGTGATGACACGTTGGAGTACGATAGATCTTACTGCAAAATTACTTGACGCACAGAAAGAAGAAGCTGCAGATCAGTGGGAGATAGTCGAGTTTCCTGCTATTTTTCCCGATACTAACAACGCTTTATGGCCAGAGTTTTGGGATATAACTGAACTAGAGAAGGTAAAAGCATCTTTACCTGTGCAAAAATGGAACGCTCAGTGGATGCAGAATCCTACTTCAGAAGAAGGTTCTATAATTAAGCGAGAATGGTGGAATATTTGGGAACATGATGAAATGCCATCTGTTAGCTACATTATTCAAAGCTACGATACTGCTTTTTCTAAGAAAGAAAACGCTGACTATTCTGCAATTTCTACTTGGGGTGTGTTTCGTCCAAATCCAGACTCACCTGATTGTTTGATTTTATTAGATGCACAAAAGGGTAGGTGGGACTTTCCCGAACTCAAACGTATTGCCTTCAACGAGTACAAGTACTGGGAGCCAGATATGACGCTAATCGAAGCAAAAGCCTCTGGTACACCGTTAACACATGAACTCAGAAGACTTGGTATACCAGTGGTAAATTACTCACCGACTAGAGGACACGATAAATCCACACGTATGCACTCTGTTGCACCTATTTTTGAGTCTAATCTTGTCTATGCACCTCAACGCAAGTTTGCTGAAGAGATGATTGAGGAATGTGCATCCTTCCCTTTTGGTAAAAATGATGATTTATGTGATACTATGACTCAAGCTCTGATGCGTTTTAGAGAAGGTGGTTTAGTTTCTCTTGAGGATGACTATTCAGACGAGGAAAAAGCACCAGTTAGAAGGGTATATTACTGATGGCAATAGAAAAAGACATAAATCCAACCGTATTAAACGAAGAAAATCAAGTTCCTTTAGGCAATGAGGGTATGGATGTTGTGCTTGATGCCATTTCTGACGCTAATGAAGAAGATTTTGTTATGCAAGAGGATGGTAGTGCAATACTTGAATCAAGCATGCAAGAGCCAATACAAACTGGATTCAATGAAAACTTAGCAGAAATGTTAGATGAGTCTGAACTCATGCGTATTTCAAATCAATTGATAGATGGTATTGAAAAAGACAAATCATCAAGAGAAGATTGGGAGAGAACATACACGGATGGTTTGAAATATCTAGGTATGAAGTTTGATGATGAAAGATCTGAGCCATTTGAAGGTGCATCTGGTGTGATTCACCCATTGTTAGGAGAAGCTGTTACAACTTTCCAAGCTCAAGCATACAAAGAACTCTTGCCATCTGGCGGCCCTGTTAAAACACAAGTCATTGGTGCTTATGATGATGCCGTTGAAGAACAAGCACAAAGAGTTAAAGAGTTTATGAATTATCAAATTGTTCATGTAATGGAAGAATTTGATGAAGAATTAGATCAAATGCTATTTTACCTGCCATTAGCGGGATCTGCATTTAAAAAAGTTTATTATGATGAAGGATTAGGCAGGGCGGTTTCTAAATTTGTAGCTCCTGAAGATTTGATAGTTCCTTATTTTACTACGGACTTAGAAACTTGCCCTCGCATCACTAATGTAGTGAAAATGCCTGAAAATGAGGTTAAAAAACTACAAGCTTTAGGTTTTTATAGAAAAATTGACATAGAAACAGGCGATGAAGAGTCAGTAACCTCTGACGCAAAAGAAGAAATAAACAAATTATCTGGTTTAGAGCCATCTTATGACACAGGTGAGGTGTCTTTATTGTATGAAGTGCACTGTAACCTTGAAATAGATGGGTTTGAGGATCTGGATGCAGATGGTATGCCAACTGGCGTAAAACTACCATATATTGTAACTCTTGATGCCAATTCAAATGATGTTTTATCCATACGCAGAAATTTTGTAGAAACAGATCCATTAAAAAACAAAATTGAGTATTTTGTGCATTTTAAGTTTTTACCCGGTCTAGGTTTTTATGGGTTTGGTTTAACACATATGATTGGTGGTTTGTCAAAAGCCTCAACCTCAATACTAAGACAGCTTATTGATGCTGGGACATTAGCTAATCTACCTGCAGGATTCAAAACTCGTGGTATTAGAATTAGAGACGAAGATACACCCATTCAACCGGGTGAATTTAGAGATGTTGATGCGCCTGGTGGCTCATTACGAGAATCTATACAACCTTTACCATTTAAAGAACCTAGTGGAACTCTACTCAACTTACTTGGTATTTTGGTCGATGGTGGTAAAAAATTTGCATCTATAGCCGAAATAAACACAGGACAAGGCAACCCGAACGCACCTGTAGGCACGACACTAGCCTTACTAGAAAGATCAACGAAGGTTTTATCAGCTATACACAAAAGATTACACAACTCACAGAAAAAAGAATTTAAATTGCTTGCACAAGTGTTTCAAGAATATTTACCTCAAGAGTATCCCTATGCCATAGCTGGTGGCCAAGCAAATATAAAATTAAGTGACTTTGATGAAAGAGTTGATATTTTCCCTGTATCAAACCCAGATATATTTAGCCAGTCACAAAGAATAGCTATGGCACAGGAGATGATGCAATTAGTACAATCAAATCCAGAAGTGCACGGACCAAGTGGTATTTATGAATCATACAAACGAATGTATGCGGCCATAGGTGTGGATAATATTGATAAAATTTTACAACCACCGCCCCCAACTGATCCAAAACCAACTGAAGCAGGGTTTGAAAACAATAAACTTTTACTAGGTCAACCAGCGCAAGCTTTTCCACAACAAAACCATGACGCACATATAGCAACGCATATGGCCTTATTAAAGTCTCAACCTGTCCAGATGAACGCACAAGCTCAAGCCTTGATTCATTCACACATAATGCAACATTTACAAATGAAAGCAGATGCTTTAGGCAGACAACAAATGCCACCAGAAATGCAACAACAATTACAACAACTTGAACAACAGGCACAACAAGCTTCACCTGCAGAAGCAGAGCAACTTGCCCTACAAGTGAATGACATGATAGCTCAATTTTCTTCACCGATAATGGCAGAGCTTGTAACAGAATTTACACAACAGGTAGAAGCGCCAAGTGACGAAGATCCATTGGTGGCTATCAGAAAACAAGAGCTTGCATTGCGAGGCCAAGAATTATCTATGGAGCAACAACAATTCTTACAAGAAGAACAACGTAAGGCACAAGAGGCACAATTACGTGCAACAGTAGATCGTGAAAGAATAGAAGCACAAGAGGATATAGCAGATCTACGTGACGATACTGCGAGAGAAAGGCTTGAACAACAAGCCCGTTTTAAAATGTTAGATCTACAAAATAGAAAATAAAACTTGCAAAAATAAAAATAGAGCCACATAATTAGGCACATGATTAAAAGAACAGAGATCAAACAACAGAAAACCCCCACACCTTTAAAGAATAAAAATCCTTATAGTAATAAGGGTAGTGTTTCTTTGAAGTCTGATGCTGGCACTTTTGATGCAAATACCAAACCAAAACCAGGTATGGGAAAAGGCAAAGCTAGAGGTATGGGAGCCGCAGAATTTGGCGGTAAGTTTTCTGGTGTTTATTAATGTCTGAAGCTTGGTTAAGTAAAAAGTTTTTAAAAGAACTAGAACTGAGAAGAGAAGACATTACAGATACAATGCTCGCAGGGTGTAAAGATCATGCACAATACGAGTTTCTGCGTGGGCGTTACAGTTCTCTCGCTGACGCAGAAAATATATTTAGAGAACTGCTCGGAAGGGTAATACAAGATGACATCGAAGATACAGGTTCCTGATCATATAGCTAAAGAAATAGAAGCTGAAAAAGCTGCAGTTAAACAAGAAGAAACAAAAGAAGAAGTTAGTCAAGAAATGCCATACGTGTCACAAGAAGCACGTGTTCTTGACCCTACACTTCTCGACAAATCAATTTTAGAGCGTATGCCACAACCAACAGGTTGGCGTATTTTAATACTACCTTACAAGGGTAAAGGTGTAACCGAAGGTGGTATTCATTTAGTACAACAAACTTTAGATAGAGAATCTCTAGCTACAGTTGTGGGGTATGTTGTAAAAATGGGTCCTGATTGCTACAAGGATGCAAATAAATTTGCAGAACCTTGGTGCCAGGAAAAACAATGGGTATTGATTGGCAGATATGCTGGTGCTCGTTTCAGACTCGGAGATGAATCTGAATGTAGAATTATTAATGATGATGAAGTTATAGCCACTATCTTAGATCCAGACGATATTCTTGCAGTTTAGGAGAAAAAATGGCAGAAGAAAACACACAAGCAGTTGAAGAAACTGACATAGAAGAGGGAGAGGTTGTTGAGTTAGATCCTGTAGAGGAAGACCAGCCCACAACACCCACTACTGAAACAAACGATGTTGAAGCAGAGGCTGTTGTAGAAGATGTTTCAGAAACAGAAGAAACAAAAAAAGAAGATGAGCACGAGGATTACTCTGCAAAAGTAAAAAAAAGAATTAACACTTTAACTAGAAAGTTAAGAGAGGCAGAAAGAGGCAGAGATTCAGCTTATGAATATGCAAAAAGCACTGCAGCGCAAAATGAACAATTACGGGCTCGTAGTTCAACTTTAGACAGATCTTTTCTAACAGAAGCTGAAAGTAGACTCAAATCACAGAAAACACAAGCGATGACAGCTTTAAAATCAGCTCATGAAAATCAAGATTATGAAAAAGTAGCAAAAGCACAAGATGTTTTGGCTAAAATAGCTGTTGAAGAAACAAGAGTTCAAGCATCTAAAACTGCTTTGGAGCAAGAAGCACAGGTGCAAAATCTACAACAAAATTATCAACAGCCAATACAACCACAACCCGCCCCACAGCTTGATGAAAAACAACAAAAATGGGTTGAACAAAATGAATGGTTTGGTGAAGACGAAATTATGACGCTAGCCGCTTTTTCAATAGATCAAAAATTGATACAAGAGGGATATGATCCAAAAACAGACGATTATTACAATGAAGTCGACAGAATGATGCGATCAGAGTTCCCACACAAGTTTGGAGAGTCTTCTGTTAAGACGAAGCCTCAACAAAAGGTGGCTTCAGCAGGCAGAGTAGCAGGTAATACAAGCTCAAAAAGGCAGGTAAAACTGTCTCCTGCAGAAGTACAAATGGCAAAAAAATTAAACGTACCCTTAACAGAGTACGCAAAATATGTTAAAAGGTAATAGTTATGACAGAAGATAACAAAGATTTAAACAGAACTTCACGTTCTGCTGACACTCGAGCAAGTAAAGAAGCTCGCAAAGTATGGAGCCCGCCATCACGGTTGGATGCTCCTGCGGCACCTGAGGGTTATACTCACAGGTGGATAAGGGCCGAGAATCTAGGTGTAGAGGATCGAGGCAATATTTCTGATAGGTTGAGCGAGGGATTTGAACTCGTTAGAGCTGAGGAAATACCTGCTGAGGAACGAATGAAATACACCACTATGGATGAAGGGCAACATGCAGGAGTATTAAAACGAGGTGGTTTGCTTTTGGCTAGGATTCCTAATGAAACACGTGATGAGAGAAACTCCTACTACGCTGAACGTGCACAAACCCAGCAAGATGCTGTAGACAATGATCTTATGAAGGAATCAGATCCAAACTCCCCGATTTTAAAACCGAGGAGAGAAAGCAAAACAACTTTTGGTGGTGGTCAACGAAGTTGATCGCTAAAAATATATACAAATATAGGTAACTTATTATGTCAAACAAAAATGCCCCCTTTGGAGCAAGAGTAGTAGGTAAATTAGGTTCTGGAGTCCAAAATGGTGGAGTTACAGAATACGAAATTGCCTCTGGTGCTTCTGGGAATATTTTTTCAGGCGATTTAGTTAAAATGCTCAACACAGGTACTATTTTAGTAGCTGCTGCTGGGGATGAAGCCTTAGGTGTGTTTAGAGGTTGTACTTTTACAAACTCTGCAGGTGAGACTGTTTTTAGTTCACACTATCCTGATGGCACTGTATCGTCCGATATAAAAGCGTTCGTAATAGATGATCCTGATGCTGTATTTGAAATCCAGAGTGCAGGCTCTCCAGCCCAAACTGATGTAGGTTTAAATGCAGATATTTCCTATACATCTGGCTCTACCAAAACTGGTATGTCAGCTATGGAATTATCTGGTACTACGGCTGCGACAACTGCTACTTTTAGAATCATGGGATTCTCGAGTGATCCAGACAACAGTACAACAGGTTCAGCTAATGTGAATGTTATTGTTAAATTTAATGAGCATTTCTATGTCGACCCAACAGGAGTATAATAAATGGCAATAAATAGAGCACAATTAGCTAAAGAATTAGAGCCAGGTCTTAATGCTTTGTTCGGTATGGAATATGCCAGATACGAAGCTCAACATACAGAGATCTACGATGCAGAAACTTCTGATAGAGCGTTTGAAGAAGAAACCCTAATAGTAGGGTTTGGTAATGCTGAAGTAAAAGCTGAAGGAAGCGGTGTCAGATTTGATACAGCTAACGAGGGCTACACTTCACGTTATACCCACGAAACAGTGGCTTTAGCTTTCGCATTAACTGAAGAAGCAATTGAAGATAATCTTTATGATAGACTCGGAGCAAGATATACCAAAGCCTTGGCAAGATCTATGGCAAACACAAAGCAAATCAAAGCTGCAGCAGTACTAAACAATGCGTTTAGTGTTACAGGCGGTGATGGTAAAACTTTGATAGCTACAGATCACCCACTTGGTGGCGGTGGTTCACTAGCAAACAGAGCAACTACTATGGCGGACTTAAATGAGACATCTCTTGAAGACAACCTTATTAGTATTTCTACATTAACAGATGATAGAGGTCTTAATATTGCTTTAAGAGGAATGAAACTCATTATTCCACCACAGTTAGTGTTTGTAGCTGATAGATTACTAAACACACCAGGCAGAGTAGCCACATCTGATAACGATATTAACGCTATCAATAATATGGGTATGCTTCCTGATGGATATGTTGTAAATAACTATCTTACAGATACTGATGCTTATTTCATTAAAACTGACTGCCCTGACGGCTTTAAGTATTTTGAAAGATCACCAATGCAAACTGCATTAGAGGGAGACTTCGATACAGGTAATATGAGATATAAGGCTAGAGAGCGTTATAGCTTCGGATATTCAAACTTTAGAGCCGTATTCGGTTCTCAAGGAGCGTAAAGGAACGATTTATTGTAGCGTTTCTAACTCATCTACAATTTTCTAAGGGAGCTTCGGCTCCCTTTTTTGTTGCTTGTCCGTAAATTTAAGTATAGAATTTAGAAGGTTATAAAATTAATTAGCTTGATGAGGGCCGCAAGGTTTCCATTAATACAAGATAAAGGAGTTCATAATGGCTAATCCACATTTTCAAAACTTAATACTTTGGGCAGGTAATACTGTTGCTTCTGAGCACAAGAAAAACCAGCCTATGTTTGCACCATATCCGTCAGATCAGACGTTTTATATGTATCACAATGACTTTTTTACATATAACTCTGGTGATTGGACGATTACAACTACTGAAGCTGGCACAGGAAGTGCATCTGAAGCTGTTACATCGTCAGCTGGTGGAGCTTTATTGCTTACCAATGCTGCTGGTGATAATGACTTAGACTTTTTACAGTTAAAAGGCGAGGGTTTCAAACTTAGCACAAGTAAAAAAGCTTACTTTTCAGCTAGATTTAAAGTAAATGACGTTGATCAATCAGACTTTGTTATGGGTCTAGGTATAACTGATACAACACCACTTGATACTACAGATGGTGTGTTCTTTATATCAGCAGATGGTGATGCTGGCCTTGATTTCTTAGTTGAGAAAGATAATTCAGCTACAACTACAGAAGATGTAGCAACAATGGCTGACGATACTTTTATCACAACAACATGGTTTATAGATCCAGATGCTTCAAAAGTTTATTACTCAATAAACAATGCAAAACCAGTAGGTGTTGCAATCACAAACTTACCAGATGATGAAGAACTAACAGTATCTTTTGGTATCCAAAATGGTGAAGCTTCTGCACAAACTATGACAATTGATTACGTAGTCGCAGCAGTCGAAAGATAGGAGTAAACAATGGCAGATACAGTAACCTCACAAACTATCCAAGATGGTGAAAGAGTTGCTATCTTAAAGTTTACAAACGAGTCTGATGGTACAGGCGAATCTAGTGTTAAAAAAGTAGATGTATCCGCATTGACCTCCAACAGTGCAGGGGAAGCTTGTACCAGCGTCTCTATAGCACGCATATACTGGGCAACCAGAGGTATGGGTGTAGACATAGAATTTGACGCATCTACTAATGTTTTAGCAATACCATTGCCTGCAGATAGCACAGGTGATGAGTATTATGATGATAGATTTAGTGGTATACCTAATAATGCAGGTTCAGGTGTTACAGGCGATATAGACTTTACAACGGTTGGTCACTCTAGTGGTGATGCGTATTCAATCATCTTGGTTTTGAACAAAAACTATTAATGAATGGCTGCCAGAAGGAAAGCTAAACAGATACGCAGGACTACTGGTAAAGGTGGTAATTACCGCCCTACTAAAAAAGGGGCGGGAATGACCCGTAAAGGTATCAAAGCATACCGTAAGAAAAATCCAGGATCTAAACTAAAAGGTGCAGTAACTGGTAAGGTGAAAAAAGGTAGCAAAGCTGCTAAAAGACGCAAATCTTATTGCGCTAGATCTTTAGGTCAACTTAAACGCAGTTCTGCAAAAACAAGAAATAATCCTAATTCAAGAATTAGGCAAGCAAGAAGAAGATGGAAGTGTTAGATGGCTAAAGCAAAAATCAAAAAAGTAATCAAAGGTCTAAAAAAAGCAAGTAAATTACATGCAAAACAAGCTAAAACTTTACAATCAATCAAAATGAAAAAAGGTGGTAAAGTCAAAAGTGGTGGAAAAATATGCCCAGAGGGCAAAGCTTGGGCAAAAAGAACTTTTGATACATACCCTTCTGCTTACGCTAATATGGCCGCATCAAAGTATTGTAAAGATCCAAACTATGCAAAAGGCAGTAAAAAAAGAAAGAAAAAAGCAAAAGGTGGCTTTGTGAGTATCAGAGGCCAAGGTGCAGTTATGTCAAATAGGCTTAGGTAATGGGACAATTAGCAGAGTGGAGAAAACAAAACTGGGTGCGAATAGGTACAGATGGATCTATAAAAGGTAAATGTGGCACAAGTAAGGATAAAAAAAACCCAGATCGCTGTTTACCTGCTGCAAAAGCAAGAAGTTTATCCAAATCAGAAAGGGCTACAACTGCAAGAAAAAAGAAAAGAGCAGGAGCTAAGGGCAAAACCGTAGTTGCGAATACAAAAAAAGCAAGAGTTTCTATGAAAACAGGAGGCACAACAATGTTAAAAAATAGAAAAAAAGCAGATTTAAATAAAGATGGCAAAATTTCATCTTATGAGATGAAAAGAGGTATGGCAATCGAAAAAGCCATGAAAAAACAAAATCGTGTTAAAATGAAAAAAGGTGGTTTCATAGCAAGAGGTTGTGGAGCCGTGATGGAACCAAAAAGAAAGGTTACTACAATAAGTTAGGAGAATATATGCCAAAGAAAAAATCTAGTGTAGATCCAAAATTACAAGCAAGACTTGATGCAAAAGTCAGACCAGATCAGCCCGTTGTCGAAGATCGTATTTATTTAGATTCTTCTGGCAATCAAGTGAAGCCTAAAAAAAAGGCTGCTGCAAAGAAAACACCTGCTAAGAAAGGCAGACCAAAGAAAAAGGATTAATTATGTATAGAAGAACAAAAGGATATGCTATGGGCGGCAAAGTCAGTAAATACATGGCTAAAGGTGGTAAGGCCTCTAAATACATGGCAAAAGGCGGTAAGGCATCCAAATACATGGCAAAAGGCGGAAAAGCATCTAAATATATGGCAAAAGGTGGCAAGGCGTCTAAATATATGGCTAAGGGTGGAAAAGCCTCAAAGTATATGGCTAGAGGCGGTAAAGCCAGTAAATATATGTCAAAGGGCGGAAAAGTTTAAAAAACAAGACTAGGGGGTTATTTTGTCTTATTTAATATCGAACATACCACAGTTCAAATGTTGGGTGCGTAAAGAATTTACAGCAAACCATCAAAAATATCACGGTGAATATTTGCATGCTTTAGCTTTTGCAGTTAACACCATTCCAGATAGATCTTTGTCTTTTCAAGTTGTTTTTACTGGCTGTGAGACAGATTTAGAAGATCATCCAGATGAAAATGTACATGGTGGTGCTATGTGGGCACGGATGCCAATACAAGCACTTATAGCTGATGTACCAGTAGATGAGTGGCCTACACCGATGGAAGATCATTTAGCACAACCTTGGGATTGCTTAAGTCATCACCATTCAGTAGTGGTATTAGATAGAGTTAGCTCTTCTCCTTGGATATGTAAAATAGGAGGAGAGTTCTATACAGGCACCTATATGTTTACTGTAGATTACACAGAAAATAGTATTGCAGACGATTCTGCTCAACATAAACAGTCACATGTGTTATATTTGACAGACGCTGGTGAATATACTGGTAATTTTGTAGCTTTACCAAACAATAGAGTTAGAGCAACAAACCCAGCTCTTTGGCGTGTTGGTGAAGGGCCACCCGACTTTTCACCAAGTCAATGGATTCACTCAGCAGAGAAACACGATAGTTATATGGATTCATACACAACATTTGATAATCTATATAATCAAGATGATAGGAAAGATTAATGGCATTATCTGGAAGTACAAATTTTGAACCGAACGTAACAGAGTTTATTGAAGAGGCGTACGAGAGGTGTGGTGCTGAATTAAGAACAGGATATGATCTTAAAACTGCCATTAGAAGTGTAAATCTTATGTTAGCAGAGTGGGCTAATAGGGGTCTAAATCAATGGACTATAGAGCAAGCTACCCAAACTGTTACAGAAGGCACATCTAGTTATTCACTTAATGCAAACGTAATTGATGTTTTAGACGTAGTAGTGCGTAGGACAGTAAATCAAGAACAAACTGATATAAGCATGAACAGAATTAGTAGATCTGAATATCTCAACATTCCGAATAAAGAAACAAAAGCAAGACCATCACAATTCTTTTTTGACAAACTCACTACACCTGCCTTAAAAGTATGGCCTGCACCAGAAAATAGCACAGACATATTAGTTTTTAATAAATTAGTAAGAATGGATGATGCAGATGTGGCCACTAACACAATGGACATGCCTTTTAGGTTTTATCCCTGTTTTGTTGCAGGTTTAGCATATTATTTATCCATGAAGAAAAATCCACAACTTACTCCTCAGCTTAAAGCAATGTATGAAGAGGAGTTCAGAAGAGCAGCAGACCAAGATGAGGATAGAGCATCATTCAGAGTAAGACCTGATATAAGGATGAACTGATGGCATACGCTCTAGGAAAGTTTGCTAAAGGTTTATGTGATAGGTGTTCGTTTGAATATAAACTACACGAACTTAGAGAGGAGTGGAATGGCGCAAAAGTTTGCCCCCAGTGTTACGAACCAAAACACCCACAATTAGAGCCATTAACAGCCACTGCAGATCCCGAAGCTTTATACAAACCACGGCCTAATAATGATGCAGAAGAGGGTGAAGGATTTGTTGTTGTGGTCAATTCAAATATTTTCAGACCAGACTACATGAATCCATCAACTTTACCTACAAACTTTACTGTGTCTGAGATGACAGGTGGTGTAGGTGAGGTTACAATAGTTATCACATGACATTAGCTGAACTCAAGACATTAATACAAAACTATGTTGAAAACGAAGAAACCACGTTTGTAAACAGCTTAGATGACTTTATAAAAAACGCTGAAGAACGCATATTTGAACTTATACAGTTTGATTTTTTTAGAAAGAATGTAACAGGATCTCTTACTGCTGGAAACACATATTTAACAGCACCAACAGATTTTCAAATGAGTTTTTCGCTTGCAGTTATTGATGGTAATGGCGATTATCACTATCTAGATAAGAAACATCCTTCTTTTATGCGTGAATACAGCGTAGATCCCACAGATTCAACGCTAAGGGATTTGCCTAAGTATTACGCTGATTTTGATAAAGAACTCTCTACAGCGTCTAATAATGGCTCTACATTGATAGTAAGCCCTGTACCAGATTCTAATTATAGCGTTGAGTTACACTATCTTTTTAAACCAAATTCATTAGTTACAGATACTACAGGCACATGGTTGTCAAATAATGCAAGAAATGCTTTGCTATATGGGTGTTTGGTAGAGGCAAATATATTTTTAAAGGGGGAAAGCGATATGCAACAACAATATGAGCAACGCTTTATGATGGAAATATCAAGGTTGAAAAACCTTGCAGAAGCTAGGGGGAGAAGAGATGAATACCGTTACGATTCTTTGAGGTCATCGGTATCATAAAATAAAAATGAGTAATACAGAAAGCCTTAAAGGCAAAACAGTTGCCATCGTTGGTATGGGTAAAAGTTGGTTTGATTATAATTTAGCAAAATCACATGGCGTACATTTCGATGAAGTATGGGCTATAAATGGAGTAGCATCAGTAATATATCACGATAGAGTATTTATGATGGACCCTGCATCACGCTTTCTAGATACGGAAGACGCTGGTGGCCAGACAGAAAGTATGAAAGAAATGCTTCTAGAGCATGAGGGTCCTATATACACTTGTGAGTTGGATGAAAGATGCCCTGGATTAGTAGAATATCCACTTGAAGAAGTAGTCCAGTATTCAAATTGTCATTACCTAAACAACACAGTGGCCTATGCTATAGCTTTTGCATTTTGGAATGAAGTTGCAAATCTCAAACTTTTTGGTATTGATTTTTCTTATAAAGGTAATTTGCACTTTGCAGAAGCAGGACGTGGATGCGTTGAGTTTTGGCTAAGCAAATGTATATCAGCTGGTATGCAAGTAGAAGTAGCTCATACATCAAGTTTGTTAGACACAGATGTACCAGCAGAACAAAAACTTTATGGTTATCATAGACTTAAAAATCCATATATCATTTTAGTAGACGAGAAAGGTATAAAGCTTGAACGCATTGATAATCTTGATATTGTTAAAAAATCACAAGAACCAACGCTAATTGATCGTAACGATAGTCATTTGAAACCTCCAGAACCTAAAAAATGGTAGATAAGATCACACCTGCTGGGATGCCAGAATTAGGTATTATTGAAGCTAAAACTTCAAATTTTGGCGGCCATCCCCCTGAATTTTGGGCTGAAAGACTTACAGAAAAAATTGTAAGTTACTCCGAAGACAATGAGCCACACATCAAAGAACAAGCCAAAGCTTACAAAGATGCCATATATCAGGTGTGTTTGATTTATATAAAAAATGCGTTAAAATCTTATAAAGCCTCTCTAATACAAGATCTAATAGGTGGTGGAGAGGAAGAATTAGCAAAAATTATTAGAGGAATTTGATATGGCTATAAGCTCTACATTAACCACAAGTTTCAAAAAAGAACTTCTTGAAGCTGTGCATAATTTTAAAAACTCTGGTGGTGATACCTTTAAATTAGCGTTATATACAAGTTCAGCTACTTTAGGTGCTACAACTACAGCTTTTACCACTACAGGACAAGCTAGTGGCACAAACTACACATCTGGCGGAAGTAATTTAACAAGAGTAGATCCTACATCTAGTGGCACCACTGGTTTTACTGACTTTGCAGATTTAACATTTGGTACTGCGACTATAACTGCTAGAGGTTGTATGATTTATAACTCAACGGATAGTAATAAATCTGTAGCAACTATAGATTTTGGTGGTGACAAAACATCTACAGCAGGCGATTTCACAATAGTATTCCCTGCAGCAGCAGCAAGCACAGCGATTATCAGAATAGCTTAGCCTTATGGCTAATGTAACTGGTTGGGGTAGAGGCACCTGGGGAGAAGGGCCTTGGAGTGAACCCATACCTGTTACACTTACAGGTGTATCAGCTACAAGTGCACTCGGCACTGTTTCAGTTGTAGCAAAAGCTAATGTAACACCTTCATCACAAGTCGGCACAGGATCCGTAGGATCACCTAGTATTGATGGTGAAGCTAATCTTACTCTTACAGGACAATTAGCGACATCTGCTATCGGCACACCTACAGTTGTTGCAAAAGCTAATGTAGCACCGACAACACAAGTTGCTACTACTTCTGTTGGAACTTTAACAATAACGGGTAAAGCAAATATTACTCCTAGCTCGCAAGTAGCGACCTCAGCTATAGGGGGAGTTGGAGTAAACGGTGATGCCGTAGCAAATGCACCTGGAGCAGTCGGATCTGTAGGCAGTGTTGGAGTTGATGTAGATGGCGAGGCAAATGTTGTAATATCTGGGTTAGGCGCAACATCTGCAGTTGGATCTTTAACAATACATCACAATGCAAAATTTAGTATAGATGGCGTAGGGAGCACATCTGAGGTTGGTTCTGTTACGACAATTTCAAAGTCAACAGTTACATTATTAGGTGTTGAAGCAACAGGTTTTGTGACTGATGTGCTTGTTTGGGGATTGGTTGACGAAGAACAAACAAAAAACTTTTCTAACATCTCAGACGATCAAGCCTCTAGTTTTAGTGCAATAAATCAAACACAAACCCAAAATTATGCTAATATTGATGATGACCAAAGTTCATCCTTTGCTGAAATTAATGAAACACAAACCCCAGATTGGGAAGAGGTAGCATAAAATATGGCAACGTATGTTAATGATTTAAGATTAAAAGAAATAGCAACAGGTGATGAGTCAGGTACTTGGGGGGCTTCGACCAACACTAATTTAGAGCTCATTGCTGAGGCGTTTAGCTTTGGCACAGAGGCTATAACAACCAACGCAGACACCCACACTACTACTATTGCAGACGGCTCTACTGATCCGGGTAGATCTATTTATTTAAAATATACAGGCACACTTGATTCGGCTTGCACCATTACAATTGGCCCAAATACCGTATCTAAGCTTTGGTTTATAGAAAACGGTACCTCTGGGTCACAAAACATTATTATTTCCCAAGGATCTGGTGCTAATGTCACGATTCCAGCAGGTCATGTAAAAGCCGTATATTCAGACGGAGCTGGTTCTGGTGCAGCTATGGTTGATGCTTTTACTAACTTAAATCTAGGTGGCACTACAACAGTAGATGACTTAACTATCTCAGACGATCTGACAGTTACAGATGACATGACTGTTGGTGGCACATTAGGAGTTACAGGTGTTGTAACTGCAAACGCAGGTGTAGTTGTAGATAACATAACTATAGATGGTACAGAAATAGATTTATCAAGTGGCGATCTTACGATAGATGTTGCGGGAGATATTATTCTTGACGCAGATGGTGGAAATGTAACTTTTAAAGATGGTGGTACCGCAATAGGTGATTTGGTTAACTCATCTTCAGATTTTGTTATAGAGTCAAAAGTTCAAGACAAAGACATAATTTTTAAAGGTGATGATGGTGGTTCTGGTATAACAGCTCTTACTCTTGATATGTCAGCAGCAGGTGCAGCTACTTTTAACAGTACAGTTACCGCCACAGGTACTTCTGTTTTTGCAAGTCTAGACATATCTGGCGATATAGATGTAGACGGCACAACCAACCTAGATGTAGTA